ACTGTGTTTAAAATTGTATTAGATATTGCCATTTTTTATTCCTATAAGATTAACGAAAACCCAAATGCTCGAGTTTTAGTTATTAATTCTTGTTGTAACATTTGATTATTATTCACATAAAGCCCTGTACCACCAGGTCCTGGCCCGTTAGCATACAACAATGTACTGTCGGTCGGTTGTACTGTTGGTTCACTGCCCGACATTGACACTAGTCGCATTGTGCTATCAATGGTAACATTGCCTATACTAGAAACTATACTAAATGAAGTTACATCAAGATTTCCGCCCAATTCTGGGCTTAGATCGTCGACTACATTAGTTAAGAACCCGCCGCCACCGATAGTTGCGATAGCACTGTATGTAACCCCGTCATTTGATATCGACCAAACGTTTGAACTATGTAAATATACCAACGAAACGTCAGCAACTCCGCCCCTGTCTACAGTTATACCTGATGTGCCTAAAGTGATACCGTTGCCAGTTTCGCCTTGGTTCAATACAATAATATTGTCTTTAATTGTAGTATTATTCGTTTCAACACTGGTAGTAGATCCTAATACAGTAAAGTTACCGTCAATAATTACCTGCGGTGCGTTAATGGTATAGGTATCATTAATTCGTTTAAGTGTAGCCATGCTCATTTATTCCATTTACATTATTTATCATCATATTTGAATTCAAAAAAATAGCGGCCGGAGCCGCTATTTTTACTATGACTAAAATTAGTCGTTTGTTGCTAGTTTCACTGAAACACCAGCTTCGGCTACACCAGTACTGGTCCAAACAACATGAGCATTTGCTGCAAATTGTGAACCGGCGGCGCCGCCAATTGCCGCTGGGAACAATAAAGCTGTGCGTGAATCTAATTTGCCAACTAGATAAACACCACCGTCACTATCTGTAGCTAATAGTGTCATTTGTCCTGCTGCTACCGGGCCACCTGCCGAAATAACGTTAGCAACTGTTGGATTAGTTGTCCAATCATCATTACCGTTAGCGCCTGTTGGCACTAAACGAACCACATCAGTTTCAACTGAATTAGTAACTCTGTAACGACGTGAACTACGTTGTGATACAATGTCTGCTTGTGAACCGATAGTGCCGTTAGTTGTCCATGCGTTAGCTTGGATTGTGTTAGCAGTAGTAATTACACTAGCGCGAACTGCTGTTAAACTACCACTGGCTCCTGTGTCACCAAAACTAACTGCGCCCGTTACGGCTGCTGTGTTAGATGCTGACATAGTTACTACGCTAGCACCATATAACCCAATGGCTGTAATAGATGCTGTAGCTAAAAATCCTACGTTAGCTGTCATGCCAACAAACAAACCAGCTGTGCTAGATACTGTGATATTAGCGTTTGCTGGGCTAGTTGTTGTTCCTGTTACAACAACGTTAGCTGGTTTAACTAACGTAATTGCTGGTGCTGTTGTGTATCCTGTACCTGCTTCAGTAATATTGGTTGTATCAATACGACCGTTAGCTGTACTTATACCAACAGTAATTGTAGCGCGAGTGCCACCAATTGGACTAACTGCTACTGTAGCTGTTAACCCTTGTGAATAAGCTGAACCACGATTTGTTAATGTAATGCTTGATAGACCTTCACCACCAGCATCACTGTAGGTTAGACTGTCATCAACATTATCTGAACCAAAAAACTTTTTCTTAATAGGACGTCCCATTTGTTTCTCCTTTTATAATTAGCGTTCTAACGCCTACGCGGTGGGGACCGCATAAACTCTCATTCAAGAGCGAACAAGTATATTTATCGTTTTATCAGCGCACGTAGCTCTTGTAGGAATTTTTGTTCTATGTCAAAATTAAGTAGTTTTTGTCTATTGTATTCTCTACGAGCTTCTGTTGCTTGGTATATACTGGGCCAATCATAGTGTTGAATTTCTGACAATACTTTGTGAACATCTGCTACCCTAGTATTTGTCTCAGAATTATCATACCTACTATGATCAATTATATCATCGAATGTGTCAAATCCTAAGTTGTTCAGCATAGACATCATCCCTTGGCCGCCTACTGCTATACACAGTTGATTAGTTAGCATAGGTTTGAATATCTTTTCACTTAAAAAGGGATTGCCGTAATTGGTTTCACAACATACATTAACATAAGCATCTGTGTATGCTGAATTTTCATAGCTAAACAGCCCTTGCCAACTTCCATCATACAGTGATATATCATCTGTTGTTCTAAACGGTATTTTAGGTATCATATTATTAACAAACCAGTTATACATCTCAGGGTACATATTGCTCAACCATAGTTGCTGTCGAGAGCTCCACCACTCCTCTTCTAATAGATTAAATGTAACCAATGACCTATTATTGTAATATCCAGCTTTTTCAAATTCTACTATATTTGCGATTCTTTCGTATCGCGCCTTGTTTATCAGCGACGAAAATATATAGTTTCTCTGATTTTTTAATAGAGATGGTGTAGTTTCGTTGACCTGAACCATAAAGGTAGCCCACATATGATATACTATAGTGGGATAGTTAGTTAGGTTAATTTTGTTTGACACAGCATGGTCTATTACTATCACTGTTTTTTTACAGAGTGCTAGTAATTCCATATCTCTAATAGATTTTTCGTGTATATGATCACAGTTTAGGTATAGCACAATATCAACAGTTGACGCATTAATCCTATCGATTGATTCCTCTGTGATTTCAACCTCGTCACAATGTCGTAGGCAAGCTGTATTATTTACGGCGCAAATTTTATAAGGAAGATCTATTTTTTTAAATGTGTGGCATAAAGTCCAGGATTGAAACGACCGCATATTATGCGAATTGTGAACAAATTGAAATCCAGGTGTCAGATCAGCGTTTAATAATTCCATATAGATATTTAAGCCAAACAAAAAGCACCCGAAGGTGCTTTTTGATTTATTCCTAAAGAATCTAAATTCTTATTGGAATGATAGGTTGCTAATACCAACTTCTTCTAAGTAGTCAGCTGCGTTACCTAGAGATGAAGCAGTGTTGCTTAACTCTACATAACCATAACGTGTCATGAAGCCTACTACTGGTTCGAATGTTGATGGATCTAACACAACACCAGAACTCATTAGAGGAATATATGGGCAATAGAACGCAGCTGCATCAGCTTCGCTAGAACCTTTATAACCTACTAAAACTGCTTGTGTATCTGCAGCGTATCCGTCAACATAAACACGCATAGCACCGTTTAAAGTACCTACGAATTTAGTGTTTGTTGGAGCTTCAAATGTACCTTCTGTTGAACGAGCAAATGCGCTTGTTGTAGCAGATTGTAATACAGTTAAAGCAGCTGGTGATACAACAGCCCAGTTACCTGCGCCACGACGTGTACGTTGTGCGATCAAGTTAGCTGCGCGGTTGATAGTTACTGCTAAAGCAGCGTGCTCATCACCTACGAATGTTGCTGTACCTGAAGTTGTAGCTTGGTTGTAGTTGTATGTGTTACCAGACAAGCTACGTAGTGAAGCTAAAATTTCTTGGTCGATTTCAACAGTAATTTCTTGAGCTAAAGCTGCCATGATTTCTGCTTCAACATCTAAACCGTGCATAGCTTGAGCATCTTGAGCTGCCTCAAATGTCCAACGTGCGCTTAGTTTACGTGTTTTAGCTTCAACAACTTGTTTCAAGATTTGAACGTTGATTTTCTTACCTGGTGTACCTTCTAGCGTGCTTGTTGAAGCAGCTAATCCAGCACCTGCATCGCCTGAATATGCTGTAGCTACTTTGAATGGTGATAAAGCTTCGTCACCAGCAGTTACGTCATTAGCAGAACCTGTTGCATCTTGTGTTTCAGCATAACGCACACGTAATGTGTGAATTTGTGCTACTGGGCCAGTCATCGGTTGTACGCCAACGATTTCGTTAGCGATAACTGTTGGCATTACACGACGGATTACTGGAAGAATTACGCGATTTAGTGTAGCTACGTTTGTAGACGCAGTTGCACCAGCTGAAGCGTTCTCAACCAAGTGTTTCTTTGTGTTTTCTAAAATTACAGCCATTGTTGTGCGGCGTGAGCCTTGTAGACCTTCTAACAGGGCGTCTTTGGTCTCGTTCCAACGGCCTTCTAATAGTTGGGTTGTCATTTCTATATTTTCCTTTAATTAAAAGTTTTTACTACTTTAGCCCTGCTAAACGTCTTAGTTCAACAACGTTGTTGTTGACATCGGCGTCGGGTTTAGCAGATTTATCACCAGTTACTTCTACACGGCTTTCAGCTAGCACAGGTTTTGCAACCTTTGCTTGTGATGATGCGTTGTTTAGAACTGCTGGTAGATACTTTTCATATGCATTCTGAAGTCTTTCAGTTTGCACACCCTCAAGTAAGCTAGACATTATGTCTGCTTTCTCTTTATTCAGTGGTTTTAGCAATTCAGATAGTTTGTCCTTACGGTTTACACTCTCTGTGATTACTTTCACTTCTCTTTCTTTAGATTCAACTAAAGCTTCTTTTTCGGCAAGTGCTTGTTGACTTTCGGCAAACATAGCGTCTTTCGTTGCTAATTGTGCTTGAAGTTTAGCAAACTCTTTGTTCTCATTTAAGTGAGTAACAGCAAATTCACTAGCAAATGCTTCGAATAGGCGACGACCAAACATGTTCTCGCGAGCAGCTTGGATATCTTCTTTTAGTTGAGCTAGTTCTGAGCCTAGATTTTTTGCTACTGCTTCTTTTACAAGACTAGCACTGCGTTTAACAAACGATGTTTGTAGAGCTGCTAATTTATCTTTAGCTTCTGCTACTAATTTAACTTTTGTTTCAACTACAGCTTTCTTGTCTTGCTCAAACTCTTTGATTTCTTCAGCTAACGCTTTGATTACAAATTTCTCAAGACGAGCAATGCTCTCTTGTTGAACTTTGCGATCACCACGCAACTCTTGGATCTCTTCAGCTAGTTTTTTAACCATAAAGTCATTAAACTTGCCTGCGCTTTCAACCATGTGAGTTTTAAATTTCACGCGGTCTTCTGCTAGAGCTTGTTTCTCATCGGCGAACTCTTTAAGTTCAGCGGTAAGTGATTCAGTAACCATTTTGTCTAGAGCTTCAACCATTACACTTTTGTCATGTTCATAGCGTGTCGCAAATTCTTCGCGCAATTCAGCACGAACAGTTTCACGAGCCTCATTAATTTGTGTTTCCCAAGCTTCGTTAATAGCAGCTTGAGTTGACTCATTAATGATACCAGAATCTAACAATGGTTTGATAGCGTCTAACATTGTGATCTCCTATTTAATTTTTAGATCTTTGATTAAGCGAGTAACTTGCTCTTTCAAATACTTCTGTACTTTTTGATCTGCGCTGGCTTCTCTCGCCATTTCGAATGCCTTAGCACCACCACGCATATTCATCAGTCCTTCGTAAATCGCTGTTGGATACGCATTAGGTGCGCTTGGTTGCGCAACTACATCTACAGTGACTATTTCAAAATCACTGACTTTGCCATCTGACTCGTTAACGTTACCGCTACCGCGACTAGATACGCCTAGTTTAACACCACTTTCCAACATAGTCTTAACTAATTGACCCATTGGAGTTGGTAAAATCTTTAACTTACCGTAGCCGTTAGGGCCATCCATCCACATTTCTGTGATCATATGGCTTACACGATCTAGGTTAATTTTCAAATCATCTGGGTGGTCTACTTCGCCTAAAACGCTGTAGCCACCAGTGACTTGTTCATTAAGAGTAGAAACGGCTTTGGCAATCTCATTTACTGGGTATACACGCTCATTGTGGTTCTTTACGCCACCTTGAATACATATACCTTTCATGTAAAGATTCTTACCACCCTTACCGTCCGCTTGGTCTTCAAATAAGACTTCCATGCGGGCAGCATCAAATGTTAAGTTCTCTTTAAGATATAATGCCATTTTAGTTTCCTAAATTATTTTGCTAACGGGCTTTTTGCGTTTACCGCACCTGCTGTACCAGCAGTTGTTTGGCCTTCGCCTGTTTTAGCAGATTGTTTTTTAGCAAAAGTATTACCTGCTTTACCGCCTGGAACATTAATGTTACCAGCGTTGTCTACAGTTGGTTTTTTAACTGTGCCGCCAGTTGCTGTACCACCTTTTACGATGTTAGCACTTGTGCCGCCCATGTTATTAGCTTTAGCTACAGTAGATTGTTTGTTAACATTAGCTGAACCGCCTTTGCCAACTTCACCACCTTCAGTTTTGTTAGAAGGAGCAGCAACTTTTTCTACGTATTCACGTACAATAGTTTCATCTAACTCTTCTTCGTCTTCCTCTTCCTCTTCAGCACATTCTTCAGCTTCAAAGAATTCTGATTGTTCTTCTTCGGCGCCAAATTCTTCTTCGCCGCCCATCATGTCACCGTGTTCTTCTTCACCTGATTCGCCAGCCATTAACGCATCGAATTCTGCTTTAAGTTCGTCTAACGCATCTTCAAGATCCATAACACGATCTTCAACGCTTTCGTCGCCAGCTTCTTCGCCGCCAAACTCATCTTCAGCACCTTCAGCGTCGCCACCTAGGTCAAAATCAGAAACTTCTTCGTCTTCTTCGCTGATACCTTGTTCGTCAACTTCAATTTCGTCAACTAAGTCAGCAACTTGATTGCCACCAACTTCTTCTAAATCTTGTTCGTCAATCAATGACTCATAGAT